CCACCCGAGGCAATAGCCAGAAGGTCGAAGCTGTAATCGAACGTGACAAGTCCACCGTTACCAACATCACCTAGCTCAGTCACTACACCCGCACTATTAATCTCTACCAGCTTAGTACCCATCACCCGATACAAGCTGCCTTGCCAGTTAATCCCGCCTCGGTCAATGCCTGGCCCTGTTCCGTTAGCAACGATGCCATCACCCGGGCGCAGAAACCCATTGCTGATGCCAGATACCTTGGGCACAGGCACAAGGTTGACTGGGTACGATGTACGCAACTCTGGGGTGTTGTCGGTGTAAATACCGTTAAGGATAGGTATTTGCATTTACTTTGCCTTGTTTCGGGCTGATATTTTCTTTGCCTTGGCCTGTGCATCTGCCTTTGAAGTAGCACCCCAAGCTCTCAAACTCAACAGCAATCGAGTGGGTTCGCCATCTTTGTACTCAGGGCCAGGATTACCACCCATGCGAGCCAGGAACGATGCCCTGCGGGGATTGTCACCAGACTTGACCGGAGGCTTCAGATTCATGCCTTCAGCCTTGGCAGCGGCACGACCCTTGGCGTTCAAACCGCCTTTTGGATTCTGACCTTCTTTGCGTGCGTAGGCTGGAGTTTTCATCGATAGCTCTTGATCTTTTCAGCTACCTTCTTAGGCTGCTTTGCAAACTGCTTGCCAGCCTTTGTAGCCTCACGCTTTGCCCGTGTGGTTGCCGCATACTCTGCTGGGGTCAGGGCTTTGATGGCATTTGCAGGGAGATACCTCTCGCCAGTTTCAGACGATGGCTTGCCTGACTTGGTGCGCCAATCTTGCGAACCCCAGTCCTTAAGGCTTTTCTGCGAGGCTTTCATTTATAGCCTCCACCTTTTTTCTTGTATTCCACTGCTAGCAGTTGTGCTTTACGGGCTGACCATTCGTTAGGGTCGCCGCCCTTTGTCCCTGCCTTGATTTTTTCAAACAGGGCTTTCCGCATGGTTGGCTTCGTATAGTTGCCAGCCGCATTGACTGTGGACTTGGGCTTGGTTGCCATTACGCACTCACAGCTTTAATCACTGCAAAGGCAATAACAATGGCTTCAGATAGCGAACCCAAAGAAATATTGCGGACATTAATGCTTGCTGACCCTGCGGCTGACTGAGCATTGAGCAAATAAGAACCAGCAGTGCCGCCACTGATATGGTTCATCACCAAAATGTCGCCTGCTTCAATTACTGTGTTTGTTAAGGTAAAACTTACAGTTGTAGAGGCAGCCAATGCAGCAGCATCTAATGTAATTTGACCAGTAGATTTGCTTAATGTTACCCCTGTTGCTTTGCTGGTAATTTGTGTTACAACACCGCCTGAACCTGTGGCATAGCCCTGTTTGCCCGTGCCCGTGATAACTTGATTGCCAGTAGTTGATAGGCTAGTGCCAGTAGCTGCACCGATTACTGGTGTAACCAATGTGGGGCTGGTAAATGTTCCGGTGCTGACTGTTGGGTTTGTAATTATTGGAGTTGTTAGCGTTGGACTGGTTGCAAACACTAAAAGACCCGTGCCGGTCTCGTCTGTCATTGCAGCCCGTAGATTGGCGCTCGATGGCACAGCCAAGAAAGCCTGCACATTTGCGCCATAAACTGCATCAGCGTTGATCTGATACCAGGAGTTTGTAGGCTGATAGAACCGAATTGCTGTAGCAGTACCAGCGCCCAAAAACGAAACACCACCATAAATAGCAGATGCGCCATTTAGCGCAATCGTTAGCGATGTGATTTCTTGGGTAGAGGTAATCAGCACCGTTGTGCCGTCAGGCACGCCAGTATTCAAAGGCAGGGTAATCGTGCCAGTTGCCAGCGTTCCAGCGGGTTGCAAAAGCATCCACTGGTCATTGCTGACAGGAGTCGGCACGGTGATGTTGAACCCAGAACCAGGCACATACAGATTCACCGATAGCGTAGGCGATGCAAAACTCTGCTGAAAAAACGTCAGCAAAGAACCAATCGATGTGCGTCTTGCGTCTCCGTTGTTTGGTGAGTAAACCGGAAGCTGATCTCCGCTTGAAATCGTGTTCAGGACTGGAAGTTGATTGATCGTTGGCATGATTGTCCTTAGTAATACTCAAGAGGCCCATCAGGGCCAGCGTTAACTGGGTTGGCTGGTGGCCTAATAAACGGATTGTCGTAGACTCTCCACGGCTTGTTGCCTGCTCCTGCTGGCATTGTTGCAGGCAGTTGCTGCTCAAGTGGGAATGTAGCTCTTTGCAGCAGGATATCGTAGCCTTGCTTGGCAGTGGTCTTGGTCTCAATCATCACGGTCTTGCCGTAACTAGGGGCAAGCCTGATGCCTAGACTGCAAATGATGGCCTCGTATGCTGAATCAGGCACATTGGTTTCTTCATCAAGGTCGCTGTCCTGTGGGCTAGATGGCAAAGGGTATCCCAGACGGATGCCCTTGGCGTTCCAGTCTGCCATCATTGCATCAAGTCGGCGCAGGGCAGATTCAAGTTGCTCGGGCTGCAAATCAAAAACATAAGACGCGAGGCCGATCTCCTCAAATGCTGCGCTTATGAATTGTCGTTTTGTGTAGCCCATGCCAACTCCTCAATGTGTTTAAGTAGTGTCGCATCTGACCAGCGTTTGTCAACCTTCAACCCAATCGCCTCGGCTTGTTGCAGCATTTCTTCGCGTGTTACTGGACTATCGTCCGCAGGACTTTCAACTTCAACAGTTTCAATCAACTCAACGATATCAAGCACTTCAACAATTTGTCTTCCAATGGGCGATGGACGAACCTGTTTTACTGCTTTGCGCTCAATGGTCTGCGCCTTTTTTAGCTTGCGCTTTTGCAGCCGCAACTCCTTTGCAGCGGAAAGAGTTTTGGTCTTGACGATTGCGGCTGACTTAATCATTTTTTCATCGGTGCTTTGCTTGGCTTACCAGCGGCTTTTGCCGATTTGCTTGCCATACCAAGTGCCATTGCAATGGCTTGCTTTTGGGGCTTGCCTGATTTCATTTCCATTTTGATATTTTTGGAAATGGTCTTGTCTGAGTAACCTTTTTTCATTGGCATGATGTGCTCCTAATTAAAACAGGCCAACATCTCTGCTGGCCTGTCTTAGGTTTTAACAACCGATACGATAGACGACAAAGGTATCAGCCGCAGTCTTACGGCAACGGAAACGTGCAGATGCACCAGCCGTAGCAGCAGTTGCAGCAGAACCAACGATGGTCACATTTGTGTTGACAGTCAATGTCAAAGCAAATGCAGCCAAAGTGATGACGCTGAAGTCGAATGAATCACCGATAGCCCACTCAGTTGCCAAATCAAGATTTGCACCTGTTGGCAATTGGATGTCACGGCTTGCTGTGGGAGTAGCAGTGATGATACCTGTCAACACGTTAGCAGCAGTTGCCGCCATCGAGCCGCCATCAGCAATGTTGGCTGGCGCACCTTGAGGCTGCCAGTTGCCATTGTTGCTGATGTCAGGAGCAACACCCACAGAGTAGTACGCACCCGATGCACCGGCCTGAATGGTCACGTTGGTGGCATTGGTGAATGCGGCAGACACATAGGTAGTGTTCTCGACCACGGTCAACAGGTCTTGCGAATCAGGAAAATTTGGATAACCAACTTCCTGAAACACGCTTGCTGGTGAGTAGGCTTGAACAGCGATTTTCTCGCCTGCAGGCACAGTAACGGTAGCAGTGCCTTGTGTAAAAATTACGTTGTAGCTCATGATGGCTCCTTATGCTTGATTGAACAGCAAGATACCAGACATTTCTGGCTGCTTATTGACCACACCGAACAGGGTATCAAGACGATACTTGGTCTTCATGGTGTTGACATCGTATTGCTTTTGCATGACCAGCTCGATACCTTGATCTGTGGAGGCACGCATTACTGCAACGCCAGCATCAGAGGGAACGGAGTAACGACCAGGCAGAATCTCCAACGCATCTTTCTGCCAGAAGCAGTTGATCGGTGCGGTGGTGGTATTCAAGCGGTTGATGGTACGACCAGAAGCGGCAGTCACGATACAGTTTTGGTACTGCAGCTCGGCATCAGTTCCACCTTGTGCGGAGATGATAGGAGGTGTGATAACGCAAGTGGTCGAATTGGTCACGCTCACCACACGGAAGGTCTTGGAGAATCCAGTGCCTTGTTTAGTGATGTGATGGACAGCCTCAACGCCTTGGATTTCAATGGCAGAGCCAGCAGGCAGATCGGTGGTGCTCGACACGGTAATCGTTTGGAAACGATTGTCCACGTTTTGCGTTTCACCAGTCACTGCTGTCTGTGTTGCCACAGGAACATAGTAGTTGTTTGCTGCAGCCAAAGTGCTCATGGTTGGGTCAGAACCAGTTGCACCAGTCAGGCGGTTAGCGTAGTCCAGCTTGTAGGTTTCAAAGCCAGCCACCATTCCAACGAACGAGCGTTCAAAGGCGGTGTTCGACTTGGTGCCTGCAAAGCTACGGGACACGGATGCACCACCAGCGCCACCAGCAATATTGCCAGCGATGCCGTTGTAGTCGCGTGAGGACAGAGCCAAGTAACGGTCAAAGGCTTGCACGCCCTGCTCGTTCATGATGCTGTCGCACAGGGCCACATCGTCATAGTCACCAGCAGCGGTGCTCACGGTCACGACCAGCGAGCCTTGGGCTGCGGCCACGTTCATGATTGCGATGTTGATATCCGATGCCAGCTTCTGCTTTGCAGCTTCGCCCAAACGACCTTCTTGCAAAGCATCACGCAGTTCCATTGCATCCAGAATGAACGGCACAGACTTTTGAAAGCCAAGTGTCGCTGGTACTGACAGCTGTGTGTATGCGGTGAAGTTGTTGGTCTGGTCCATTCCGTCATACGATTGCGCGATGTACGGCTGGGGACGATAGATAACGTTATTGGTGCGCTCCATCATTGAACCATCTGTGTTGTAGATGGACACGTTGCGGGAAAGCACCAAAGCATCGTTAAAGCCTTCGAGGATGTCCTCAAAAGCTACGCGCTCTTCCTTACTAAATGAATTTGCCATGATAGGCTCCTATAAAAAATATCAC